TGGGACAAGACGCGGGAATGGGAGCGTTGGGTAGATCGCGGCGACTACGACTATGACGTTTTCTCACGCCGACTGAGGCAAGGCACATGAACGGCGACCGCGCGGTAGCAATCGGCTTCACCATCATTTTTTTACTGATCGTTACGGGGGTATTGGCATGAACAAATCCGAATCCATCGCAAATCTTGCGACCGCGCTGGCAATGGCGCAAATGAACATCAAAGGCGCAATCAAGGATAGTAACAATCCTTTCTTCAAATCCAAATACGCCGACCTGTCCTCGGTGGTCGAAGCCATCCGTCCTGCATTCGGTCAATGCGGACTAAGCTACATTCAGCGGGTTGAGCCGTCCGATAGGGACGAAGTGCGCGTCGAGACGATCTTGCTCCACGCATCCGGTGAGTGGCTCTCTTGTGGGGTGCTTAACTTGCCGGTCAGCAAGGTTGATGCCCAAGGCTACGGTAGTGCTTTGACGTATGCCCGCAGGTATAGCCTTGCCGCTGCCTGCGGTGTCGCGCCGGAAGATGATGATGGCAACGCAGCGAGTGGCAAGGATACCCCTCAGAAACGCTTAGATTCGTTGCCACAGCTACTTGAAGCAATCAACACAGCTAACACAGCAGATGAATTGAAACTGTTCTACGCGCAAGCATATCGCGCTGCAAAAAATGTTGAAGATACCGACGCAATGCAAAAAATTGTTGCTGCCAAGAATTCCCGCAAAGCCGAACTGGAGGCAGCATGAAAGTTTTGTCAATGCCGCAGGGTAGCCCCGAATGGCTTGCCGCTCGCGCCGGTAAGGTCACAGCTAGCCGAATCAGCGATGTGATGGCGGCTAAGACCACCGCAGCTTACCGGGATTACAGGGCGCAAATTGTGGCTGAGATTCTGACGGGTCAACCGCAGGAATCCGGCTTTACAAATGCTGCAATGCAATGGGGGACGGAGCAAGAAAAGTTTGCCCGCGCCGAGTACGAACTGGCTTGCGATTGGACGGTGGACGAAATCGGAATCGTGCTGCATCCAACAATTGAGCGCGGCGCAGCTTCACCTGATGGACTGGTGTCTACCAATGGCCTAGTGGAAATCAAGTGCCCTAAGACGGCTACGCACCTGCAAACGCTGATCGACAAGAAACAGCCTCGCCAGTACGAAAATCAGATGCTGTGGCAAATGGCTTGCACAGGTCGGGAATGGTGCGACTTTGTATCTTACGATCCGCGACTACCCGACGATCTACAGTTATTTGTGCATAGGTTCGACCGCGATGAGAAACGCATCGAGGAAATCGAAGAAGCAGTAAAGCAGTTCCTAAATGAAGCAAATGAAATGATTGACAACATAAGGAAGAAATGATGGCTTACATACCGAAACCCGGCAGCTTCACGCTGTTCAAAAACTTGAAAAAAGAGGCAGAAAATCATCCCGACTATCGCGGCGATGGACTGGACATGAACGGCGAACCTGTATGGGTATCAGCTTGGATTCGTGAGGGCGCGAAAGGCAAGTTCATGTCTTGCAGTATGCAGCACAAAAACAAAGACCAGCCCAAACAAAAGAAAGCTGGCGATATGTCGGACTTAGATAACGACATCCCTTTCTAGTCAACGGGGGAAAGCTGCTGCTGGCATGGGGTTGCGACCACGCGGCCGAGCGCAGTCAGCATAGTGAGTACCCCACCAATTTAAGGAACAACAATGGACTACGATTATTTTGGAAAAATTCGTGAATGGGCAAATGATCGCAACCTCGTCAAAGGTAGCACCCTGCAAGCGCAAGTGGTCAAGCTGCTTGAGGAATCCGGCGAACTTGCTGCTGGCGTTGCTCGCAATGACATAGATCGCGTCGTTGATTCAATTGGCGACATTATGGTCGTGTTAACTATCATTGCCGCGCAGATTGATATGCCAGTTGAAGAATGCCTTGATCTTGTGTGGCAGGAAATTCGCTACCGCAAAGGCAAAATGGTTGACGGCATCTTTGTGAAAGAAAACGACAATGGATGAAGAAGCTCAAACCATAGCCTGCACACAGTTGCTTGCAAACGTCGTAAGTCTTGCGGTGCTTGATGCGTGTCTTAAGCCGGTCAAACGCAAAGGCCCGGAACGGCATAAGGTAGACGTAGCGCAAGACGAAGCCATCGATGCAATGATGTTTTTAATGGATGGCGCACAGCACTACGTCGAAATGATCGGCATGGATGGAGAACGGTTCAAAAAACAACTGATAAAAGCAATGTGGGACGAATCGCCGAATTACTTCACCAATACCATCACCGCAGAGCAACGCCGCAATTTTCGATTCAATCTTTACTTTTGGCAAAACAACCCTGCTCGACGCAGGTTCTTACCGGAGGATGACGATGAGAATAGCTGATGCAATTAACTGGCTGATGACTTACGACGCATTGCAGCCTGATCTGATAGACGTATCGAACTGGAAGCCACACGATCCACGCCGATATGACGAAAAACGCAAGGGCTGCATTGAGTACCTGCGGGAACGTAATCTCTACATCCTCGACGGCAAATTTACGCCTACCAAAGCCTCACACACCGACATAACCGTGATCTTTAACCGCGCCCGACAGCAACAGGGCGAAACCTTGATACAGGTAGCTAAATGAAAACATTACTTTGCTTTGCAGTCATCATGCTTAGCGGCTGTGCATCGCTGCAAACCGCCAGCACTACCGTTCCCGAAGCTGTCTCAAGTTTGCAAGTGGAAAAGGAAGTCCCACCGCTGTCCAGGCTTGAAGTTATCAACGGCATTGGCGAGTGCGAAAAGGCCGGTATGCGCCCCGTAGTCATTAGCACGAAGCGCAAGGTCAATAATCAGCTTGTTCCGTCTGTGGTGGATGTAACGTGCCTGCCCAAGCTCTGAAACCCCGCGCCCGTCAGATCATCGCTGCCATGCGTGAAGTCTTAGCCCGCGACCTTGAAATGACTGGTTTCAACATCGCCGAAGTCTTGAATGAGGATGTGGGAACGATTGGCAGCTATCTCAACGGCATGGCAAAGGATGGTCTAGTGTTTCGCATGGGGTTGCGATTGCAATACAACGGCAAAACACGGACGAAGCATATGCTGTGGCGGCTCAATCACAAACTAATCAGGGAACTAGAAAATGGGTCAACCGCGACGATGGAGGCTGAAGGGGCATCCAGCGCAATGCTCCAAGTGCAAGACAATCAAGGAATCAGACCAGTTCAGTTTGACGAAATTCGGAACGCTCTCATCTTGGTGCAAAGAGTGTCACCGCGTGCTGTGCCGTGAAAATTATCATAAGGGGAAAACATGATCTTTTTTGGTGGCTTGTTTATGGTTGCAGTATCGTTTGGCGTGTTCGTGATGTTCGCTGATCCTATCAACGACAAACGCTTGTGGCTTGAGGATGCGTGTGCAGCTATGATGATGATAGGGGTCGGAATAGCGATTATTGGCGCTCTAACTTGGATTGGACAGTTTCTATGAAAGACTATTTCAAAATAGAAGGGCCAGCTGTTATTTCTTTTTCCGGTGGTCGTACTAGCGGGTATATGCTTTGGCGAATATTACAAGCGCATCAAGGTATTTTGCCTGATGACGTTAAAGTGATATTTGCTAACACCGGAAAAGAAATGCCCGAAACGTTAGATTTTGTTCGTGACTGCGGGGTGCATTGGAATGTTCCTATCACTTGGGTTGAATATCGAGCAAAAACAGATGATGGCAAACAAATTGCGGTGGTTAATTACGAAACCGCTAGTCGCAAAGGCGAACCATTTGAAATTTTAATTAGAGAAAGAAAATATTTACCAAATCCATTCGCAAGATTTTGTACCGTTGAATTAAAAGTTCGCCCTATGCACAGATATTTAAAAAGCATTGGTTGGACAGAATGGGATTCTTGCATTGGATTTCGCGCTGATGAGCAAAGACGTGTAGCAAAATTGGGTAGGCAAGATTACGGGAAACACGAAACAAAAACCGCGCCTTTAGCATCTGCTGGCATTGGTATCCATGAAATTATGAAGTTTTGGGCTGAACATTCTTTTGATTTAAAACTTAAAGTAAATAGCAAAGGTAATTCTGCTCACGGTAATTGTGATTTATGTTTTTTAAAAAAAACATCTCACATTATTTCTTTGATACGGGAAAATCCTGATCGTGCGGAATGGTGGGCAGAGCAAGAAAGGGTTGTAACAGAAATTGGTCAAGCCAATAGTGTTACGGGTGCATTGTTTAATTTAGGCCGTCCAAGTTATAAAAGGATGATAGAAATCGCTAAATCACAATCAGAAATTTTTGATTACGGAGATGAATCATTACAAGATTGTTCTTGTACCGATTAAAAAAAGCTTCAACATTGAGCACAATAAATAAAGCGAGGCAGGCATGAAAGACTACTCAGAAAGCATCCTAGAAGTCGATAGGCTTCGCAAGGAAATACACCACGCTGCATCACTTAAGCAATGGTGGAAAGCCTCTGCATTGACTACTGATCTATTGGTTGCAGTATCCGAACTGAAAGTAGAATTCCACGAACTTCAAAAGGATCAACATGGAAAATTATCAGCGGTGCAAAGTCTGTGATCTTGCGTTCAAGGACAACGACAAAGTGCTGTGGTGCAAGGTCAAGACTTGTCCCGAGACTGAGCAGCGGCTAATGACTGAGCAGCAATACCGGTGGATCATGAAGAAAAAAGTAGACGCTCATCAGTTCGACGCTTGACCAACCCTGGCAAGACTTTGCCCCCTGCCTTGGTGAACTTCATAAACTCAGCCGCAGCCGCTTCATAATCCCGGCGCAGCACCTTTTGACGGAGGGTGCTGCGCTGTAGTGTTCCCAAACCAAGATTAAAAGCAAAACAGACAAGAGCATCGAATTTAGATTGAGCAAGTTCGCCGCAATACTGGGTAACGCCGCGCTCAAATCGTTCAAGATCGCTTGCAAGAATTGCATCCACTTCCTCCTTGCTCCACACCCGATTGTCGTCGGGATGTAAGTCTACTTTCAGCCGATCAGCCATTGTCAGCTTGGCGTGGTCGGGATACATGACGTGGCCGATCCCGATAGTCCACAAGTTCGCAGGACATCGGTAAGGTTTGTATCTCACGCCCTCATGGTGTGCAATCATCTTGATGCACAGCGGCGAGACTTTCATCGCTTGAATGCCTGCCCGCCAAAGTAAAAGGCAATGATGCTGCTGAAAATGATCTGCGAATCATCATCCCACAAGTTATTCAGCGCCACATCAAACGCCACGCCAGTTTTGAAAGCATACAGGAAGCCAAACACATCCACGAACACCAGCAGCAGAAACATCCCATAGGCGATGCCAGGACGCACCATAGCGCGAGCATTGACTACCCATTGGCTTGCACCCCTTGCGCTCTCGGTATCGTGCTGTAGCAGCGCCACCTTCTCTGTAACGGCTATCTGTTGAGACTGAACAACTAGCTCCTCAGTCCGGCTCTGCGCTTGCACCTTGATCTGCTCGGTCTTGATTTCCTCTATTTGTTTCTCAATCTCAAAACCGGCTTTCCTAAGTTCCAGTTCCCGCTCGATCTGCATTTGCGCTAGAGCGAGTTCGTGTTTCTTGTCTGCGCGGTCTTGGAAGAACGATAGGATAGACGGCAACCCGCCCATGAGGAACGACAGCGAACTAGAGATAAGAGATAGCATTTCAGCCCCTAAAGTAGATTGCGAAGAATACGATGATGCCGCCAATGCCTAGAACCACAAAAATTCCAACCGTCATCAGCAATTCTTCTTGTTCTTGTTTCTTCCTAGCGGCGCGGTCTTTAGCTAACCTGGCTTTGCGAATAGCTTCCCTAGCGGCCTCATCTTGCTCGCCAACAATGCGCTGCCGTTCGGCGCAAAGTTCGTGGTATAGGTCTAATTCGCCCTTGAGCGTGAACATATCCCGCAGTTCTTGCTCAAACTCGCGCATCTGCTTGCGCTGCATGACAATGGTGAATGCTTGCGACAGCGCCGATTCATGCTGTTCGGCTTCCTTTGGATCGTCAGGCTTTGGTGCTGCTTTTGCCGCTTCGACTTGCTTAGCGGCTTTCTCTATCTGACCTTGGGCAGTAAAGAATTGGGAAAGTTCTCCGTAGCAATCACGGATTTCCTTACCCATGTTGATCGCCTCTTTGACAAAGGCGACCGAAGTCTTAGCTACGGCAAACGCCGCTCCAATTGTTACGGGGTCGATCATTTTGCATAAATCCTCGCTCTTTCTTCCATTAACTTAACGCGAACTTGCAAATCGTGAATGTCTTTGTAAATTTCTTCTTTCAGTTTGTGCCGCGCTTCAGCCGATACCGGGCTATCCGTAGGCGTACCGGATGGCGTAATCAAAGCAGGCATAGAGCCTTCAATCTTAGTCAGTCGGGTAGAAAACTCCGAGACTTGTCCAAGTAGCCAGGCTAGTGCAGCCACGACTATCGGGATGATCGCTTTGAGTACGTCTTGCCAATTCATGCTTTAGTCACCAAGTGCAGCAGCAAAAGAATGATTGAACCGGCACAAGCAATGCCAATAGACTCTATGCGCTTGATGCGAAGAATCGTCTCTTTCCACCGTTCCGCACACACAGCCTCATGCGTCAGGAACTTTGCTTCAAGATTATTCTCCATTTATCTTTACCCATGATTGAGAGTTTTCGTCCCAAGACCACGCGCCTTCAGGCATTGGAATTGGTGCATCCCAATGGCAAGTTGTTTCGTTTAATGTCCAAGACGGATAAGGTTTCGGAGGA